TAAAATCAAAGCGCCGCAATGACTGCCTTAATCAAAAATTGCTTGGATGTTATGGGCGGCACTTGTGTTGCAGATTTAGTTGACGACCCTTGGGTATATGCGAGAGCTGAAGATCTTGTAAATGCTGGTTGGACGCAGAAGCAAGCTGAAGGTACTTTTGGATCGTTAGTTGCTGGCGGTTATATTTATCACGATGTTGGTGGTAACTACACTAATGATTTATATGCCCTTGATGGTTACGATGTAGATTTTAGCAATCTACTTCAGTTCCACAAATAGGTGGCGGCATGAACGCTTCAATGATCATCGACGGATTGGCTATGGCATTATTTGCCCTAGCCGCCATCCACCTTCCAGAAATTATAGTTTATCTGGATCACTTAATTAACATTAACTTAGGAGAATAAAATGCGATTATATACTACACCGAAGGGGCAATGGGCTGGAACACAAGCTGATGCAAAAAAACTGGGCGCATATGTTGAGTATGATGTGCCTACTAATAAAGCCGATTTGCTGGTTTTCTTAAATAAGTATAAAGTCAATGATTATGCTTATCAGGGCTACAGCGCTCCGCTTGAGGAAAACCCTCAGCCAGCAGTTAAGAGCATTGTCACCCATAGGGAAAGTGCTTGGCATAATATCAATCGCGTGGCTGAGGAAGCCCCACTATCAGAGCTTTCAACTGCCATGAATATTATTATGCTCAGAATACAAGAGCATTTGGAAGAGGGGGTGAAGTGATGTCAGAGGACATCAAGCGCAAGTGGTGGATTTTCCACCACGACAACCCCACCATTTACGAGCTGTTCAAGCGCTTTACGTTTGAGGTAATCGAGCGAGGCCATGAGCAGTATAGTAGCAAAGCAATCTTTGAGCGCATTAGATGGCATACCGATATTGAAACAAATGGCGAAGAGTTTAAAATGAGTAATAACTATACGCCATATTATGCACGCTTCTTTATGCATGAACATCCTCAATATCAGGGATTTTTTAGAACACAAATATTAACTGAAGAAAGAGAATAAAATGGAAACACTAATTATCAAATCAATTCATGAGCATGGCTTCGGCTTTGCTTACTTACAATCAACACATGATGAGGTATTTCTACCAAAGAAAATCTTAGAAGGCGCTGGCATTACTTGGTTAAAATGTGCTGACATCATTGTTGGTAAAGTTATCCCAAATTTTAAAGACAAATTGGATGGTGGGTGTAAATGGATTTGCACTGAAATTACAAATGAAGATCCGCCGCTTATTGTAAATCCAGCATTCTTTGCTATTGAGCAACCTCTTCCAGCAATACAGCCAGACATTAAGCCATTTCCAGTTATATATGGTGAAGAGCTTGACGCAATAGGAGACTGCCAAGAAATTAACAAGGCAATTAAAAAAGCGAATGAAATAGAATTAAGAGATATTTTATTTAAATCTCTTAAAAAATATGATCCAATTTTACATAGGGCATTATTTGCTGAGATTGACAGACCTTCCCTGCCAGTGCGTACATATAATCTAATAAGAAATGAATTTGATCATATTGATTGGAATATGGAAATTTATAATTACGATTTATTAAGTTACACTCCAGCATCTTTGCATCGTATACCAAATTTTGGCAGGAAATCAGTAAGCCATGTAGAAAATCATTTAAGTAAGTTTCGTTTAAAACTTGGTACGCCATTAAATGAAATCAAAAGAATGGCAATGACGACTATAAATAATTGCACCTATACTATGGTCAAACACATGTGGGAAGGAGAATAGTATGACATTCTACACAACACTCATTCTCACGTATGTCATTGGCGGCGTAGAGCTACAGGATACCACGCTGTATCGCAGTGCGCGTGAGTGTGGCGACGCATTGCCAGCAGTCTACAAGCCATATGAAAAAATGGACAGCATGGCTCAGTGCATCGAAACTAGCCACGTCAGCTCGTCATTTATTGTACCAAAACTTAGGCCGAAAGGATTATCCAATGGCAAGTAAATATTATCCATGCCCAGAATGTAATGGAGCAGGCGAAACGCTATTCGAGAAAGATTATAATATCTTTCATGAAACTTACCTGTATGAAAAGGCTGATTGCACAAACTGCGCTGGCACTGGTTTAATACTACCAGAAATGCCAAAAGCTAGAACTCGTGTTCCAGATTTGGATGCCAACGGAAAATTTAAAGGACATGATAATGAATAAGGAGATAAATCATGAATGCAAAAGATTGTTACAAGGCTGTGACGAGATCAATAAAGTTGAACGAGAACGTGCAGGAAGATCTGAAGGGAACAGAAAAGAGAACCAAGAGCTTTTATCTGTTCATGATGCAGGAGCAACTGGCGATACTGAACAACCTCGAACACCAGCTTTCGCTTATGCGACGAAAGAACAAGTCGCCAAAGCAATGAGGGATGAGCCTACGCATAAGTTTGAGATCATGTATTCACACCTGATGTATAATTTTGAGAAAAGCCAAATCAAACGTGGCCTGAGAAATAAGATTAACAAAACTTTTGATAGGCCACGACAAATCACTGTAAACAAATCATCACATAAAAACTTTGTGAGTGATAATGATCTCAGAAAAATCAAGCCCATATCAAAAAAGAAAACTGAAACTATACTAAAGTATATAGACAGGGGCAAACGCGCCACAACGACAATGGTTGCAATTGGCACTGGTCTGGGCGTTTCAGATCTGGCTTGGTCATTAAACGTCTTGTATATGCAAAATTTAGTTGACCGAGCTTATGAGCGAACCACGCCAATTATCGGTAACGCAGGGGCAAGGTCATTGCGCTACGTTTACTTTAAGAAAAAATAATGTATCGTGTGGGAAAGCCATGCCCGACTTTGCCCACACGTTTTATTATGTAAATTTACATAAATCTTCAAGCAGTTTATTTAGCTTATGAAGCTGTTTATTACTTGCTTTAATAATTCGTCTTCATTTACAAACTGTTCTGGGTACAAGCGAGTTGATGTTTTTTTGATAATTGGATCATCTCCCCTAGCCCAATAGATCTTTCGTATATCATACGCCACCAATGCATATATATCGGATTTTTTATTGTTTCCCACTGGGCTTGTTCCCCAGCGATACTGGGTTTTATTTCCAGTTGTCTTGCTGGCAGTCTTAACTTGTAAAGTCAGAAGTTCGCCGCTTGGCGTTTTTAAATACGCATCGTCAACTTCATGCTGTACCAAAATGCAAGAAATGCCAGCAAAGGCTAATCTTGATAGAGCCAGAAATTCCCCAGCTCTACCAATATTGTTACTATGCGTTGAGCCACTCATAAATCTTTTTTGTTTCGCCTGTTCTGTCCGTAAGGCCATGAGTGCCACCATTTACTCGACGAGTGATTTTTAAAATAGTCTCATCGTTTACGCCATCGTCTGCAATGTCGAATAACTTGTTTTTATTAAAGAACCACATTGCCGTATCAAATGCGTAATCCTCAGCCACCAGATCTGGGTCTGTCATAATCTCAGGTAAGCCCATGTCAGAGCTGAATGCCCTGTAATTATTTTTCCCTGTGATCATAAGATAACCTCTGCCAGTGAAAATTTTACCTTCCGTCGGAGAATTACCCATGCGTCCACCATAAACCTTATCGGCTAGTGCTGATGGGTTTCGAGAATATCCCTCGCAGGATGCCAGATCAGGAAATCGGCTAGGCCAGACGCGCATCATACTATCCGCGCTGTAGTTCAGATTTTCTCTTGTATGCCGCCAGTGACCGCTTTCGTGGCTCGCCTGACCCATTAGATGCGCGGCTCTCTCATTAGATAGCTCGTAGTGCTGGGCAATGGCCTTAGCCGTGTTTTTGCCAAAATGTCCGTCTGCCCCAACGCCGACTTTATCTTGCAATTTTTTCATCGCTTCTGTCATAGCTATGCCTTTTTCTTTTTTGTTTGTGATTTTTTAATTGCTTTATCTGTGGGCGCACCTTTGGTATTTTTCTTACGCATAGTTTCGCCACTTCCAGCCGCGATCCTTTTCCGCTTGTTGTGAATATTTGTCCACAAACCTTTCGCCGCTTTTGTTTCTCTTGACATTATTTTTTACTCCCAAAGTATTTACTCACACCACGCATCCCAATTGATGCACTCACAATACCACCTAAACTGTATTGATACCAATCAGGCATATTAGACAGCGCGGCAAAACCAGCTTGCACAATGCCATTTCCCCAATCACCACAAAACGCTAAAATTAATGGTATCGAAAAGAGCAATGTAATCCACTCGTCTTTCCAGCTATTCTCAGTAGCTTTCATAGCGGCAATGTCCCAATCAATCTCACCTGTCGCTATTTTCATTTTAGTTTGGGCTTCAGCCTGCTTCACAGCAGTCTTGCCCTCGATCATAGTTCCAGCAAGATCTGCAACTTTGCCTAATAATCCTAGTCCAGCTATCATTTATCTTTTCCTTTCGCTAATGCGTTTGCCCCAAAGAATACAGATACTATGCCAGCAACAGACACAAAGTAAATGCTTGCCATTGAACCTAATATTTTGGCGGCTTCAATTAATCCAAATACATCTGCTAGAATGACCGCAAAGGGGTATAGGAGCATCCCTGACAGGGCATACCATGTCATTCTGCGTTGTGCATCACGCTGGGCGTCTTCATCCTGCATTCGTAAACGCCTGTCTTCCAGCGCCATGCGATCCCATTCAGCCTGATCAATAGTGCCATTTCCATCTACATCAAATTTTTTAAATTCATCCATGTTAATCCGCCAGAGGATTGTCTAGCGCCCTTTGCAGTTTCTTCGTTAATTTATCTTCTAGTTCTTTCATCTCGCCACTTTGTGAAACTCTAACACGTTCTCTCTGATTTTCAAAGCGCACCTCAGCCTTGTCGATCATCTCCCTAACATTGTCCTCAGATTTGCGTACCATGTCCTCAACTCTATCGGCTTGGCGCTCGATGCTCAAAATATCATCACGCAATCCAGTTTTGATCTCGCGTGTGTAATCCATAGTTTGTTGAATGTTAGCGTCCATCAATTCCATTTGAGTTTGGTATTCCTGCAAATCAAGGCCAGCAACCTCTTCGATCTTTTGCCACATCAGCAAGCCGCCATATAGTCCAGATCCAATTGTAGATAGAAACGCAAATATTGCCAATATTGACCCAGCCGTTAACTTCATGCCACCAGCTTTGATTTGGCGATCTGCCAGCCCATCAATACCATCTGCAATTTTTGTTGTATCGACCATTAGTTCTCAAATTCCATTTCTGAAGATTGCAAGTTTTTCATGGCGTCCAGCTCTTCCTGCAACATGCGAATTTCCATTTTGCGTTGCAACAGCTCCACCTCAAATAATTTCTGGCACTCAATACGCTTCCTTGGTGCATTCAGTGGAATAACAATGCGAGCATAAACGCCAATATCTTTGCCTCTCGCGTCAGTGTTAAGGCCAGACAGCAGGCCAGTTAAGCCATATTCCAGAAGTGTCGAGCCTGAGATAGAGTTTGAGCATTCAATACTGCCAGATCTTATTCTGTCGGATTGTGTATTCAGATTTGGCGTCGGTAACGCCAGAGACAATGACGAGCTATCAGCAAACGCACTGCCAGCAATTAATGATAGAATGATTGCATATTTCATTTAGTTCCCCCTGTAATCTTTGAACATACCATAGATCTTACAAATGGCTTAGAACCTCGTTCTTTCATAGTCTTTGATATTGTGCATATATATTGCGCCTCGTCCATATCGCTCTTTTTAACATATACATCAAAGTTTTTTCTGGTTTGGTAATCAACTTTTATTATTCTATGCCTTGTGGAAAATGGAAGCCCTACAAAATTTTTATCAAATAGTGCTATTCTGTAATATTTAACGCGCTCTCTCTGGTTAAATATAGACAGCTCAAATTTTACCACATCTTTAACTGTGGAATACTTCATTTTTGGGTAGGCAGGGGTCTGCTCGTGAGCAGATACGCCAGACCCCAATAACGTAATGATTACAAGTGCCTTCAGTTTGGTATACATGATGCGGTACTTTGGGCAATATAAGTGCCACCCGTAAACGGCTTGTTACTTCCGCCGCCGTACTCAGCCACACTTGATACAGCAAACCATGTAGAACCAGCAGTTGTTAATGAGTACGATGTAGTAGACCCAGAAACAGTTTTAGCGCTGTCATAACCTGACATACCAGCGTCGCTCGTATTGCTCACTGCAACAGATCCTGTCCACGTTACAACGTCA